TTGAAAAGCCATTTAAAAAAGAGAGTAATAATATAGACTCTCAAAGATCTTTGAGTTATTTAATTTGTATTGTGGTCTATCCCACCGTCTAGACGGCAAAGGGTATCCTCGTAAGGGCCAATGCCAATAGTGATGAGGGGAATTGCACCCCTCTTTAAGATCTATCTCACTCAGCCGATCACAGGTGCCACCAGGGCAACAGGTGTAGAGCTAGTTGATGCCAAATCAAGTGGAAAGTTATGTGCATTACGTTCATGCATAACTTCCATACCAAGACCAGCACGGTTCAAGATGTCAGCCCAGGTGCTGACGACGTGTCCATCACTGGACTGGATGGACTGGTTAAAGTTAAACCCATTCAAGTTGAATGCCATCGTGCTGACACCTAAGGCAGTAAACCAGATACCAACCACAGGCCAGGCAGCAAGGAAAAAGTGAAGACTACGGCTGTTGTTAAATGAAGCGTACTGAAAGATGAGACGACCAAAGTAACCATGAGCAGCCACAATATTATACGTCTCCTCCTCCTGACCAAATTTATAGCCGTAGTTCTGGGATTCAGTTTCAGTTGTCTCACGAACAAGCGAAGATGTAACAAGACTTCCATGCATAGCTGAAAACAAGCTACCACCAAAAACACCAGCAACTCCCAACATGTGGAAGGGGTGCATGAGGATGTTGTGCTCGGCTTGGAATACCAACATATAATTAAAAGTACCGGAAATGCCAAGAGGCATAGCGTCTGAAAAGCTACCTTGTCCAAAGGGATAAACAAGGAAGACAGCGGATGCTGCTGCCACGGGTGCGGAGTATGCGACAAAGATCCAGGGCCTCATTCCAAGTCGATAACTAAGTTCCCATTCGCGTCCCATGTAAGCATAGATACCAATAAGGAAGTGGAAGACGACAAGCTGGAAAGGTCCGCCGTTGTAGAGCCATTCATCGAGACTTGCTGCCTCCCAGATAGGGTAGAAATGTAGACCGATTGCATTGGAGCTAGGGACGACTGCCCCTGAGATGATGTTGTTTCCATACATGAGAGAGCCAGCTACGGGCTCACGAATTCCGTCGATGTCAACGGGTGGGGCTGCAATGAACGCAACGATAAAGCAGGTTGTAGCAGCGATTAGTGTTGGAACCATAAGGACTCCGAACCAACCAACATACAGTCGGTTGTTAGTACTGGTTACCCAGTCACAGAAGTTGTTCCAAGAATTTTTCTGTTGTCTTTGTAGCGAAATAGTAGCGGTCATTTAAGTAATAGTTCATGTGTTTTTTAAGCAATTAAGTAAGACCAATTTAAAGACTTGGCAGTCTAGAGCTAGGGGAGGAATTGCACCTCCCTTATTCTATTTAGCTATTAGAAGCTGTACTTGACTCCGACCTTAGTGCCGTAATCATTTACATCATCAAAGGTTGCAGCGACTTCACCGTATACGGAGAGGCGTTCTGTTGCTTGGACTGAACCGCCAAGCTTACCAGTTAGTTTGGTTTCTTCTTCACCACCATCAGGTGCAAAGATAGAAGGACCAGCTTGTACATAGTATGAACCTACTTCATTTCCTGATTCATATCCCAGATGAAAATCTGTTACATGACCAACAAAGTTAGATCCACTGAATCCAGCATTGTTCTCAATGTTAGCATAAGGACCAGCAATTGCAGGGGTAGCAAGAAAGGCTACGGCAGGGAGGATAGCAAAAAATTTCATTGTAGTTTAGTTAAAAAAGAATAAGTATGTTGTGTACGATTACCATGAACACCCCAGCCTAACCAGTAGTATGCAGCATTCATGTAATAAGGAATAGTTTGATGCTTAGTTTGAAAAGCAAATAGATCTTTTCTAAACTTCATCTCCTTTATTAAATAATCTGTTTGACATTTAAGACCACTAGGATCTTCGTTGCGTGTGGCACAATGGCTGCCAAGACCAATGTACCGCTTAATAGATGTCCATTGAATCAAACCATAACCACCACTAAGGCAACGATCGTAAGGAACGATAGTACCACCTTCGCAGATGTTAGGTTTAAAGTTAGACTCTTGTTGGATGTTACCCAGAATGACCGCCAGGGCTGTACGGTCTGTCACACCAGCAGAAGTCTGTAGTTGTTCTAGAACGTACTGCTGAGGCGCAGTACATTGTGGGCATTCAATCATGATTTTTTAGCAGTTTTAGCAGCTCGTTTAAAGTTGGCAGCAGTAGGAGCACCTTTGCTTCCTGGCTTACGCATCTTTTCATCTGAACCTTTTGCGATACGCATTTTCTTTGCGTGGATGTTAGCGTAGAGACCTCGTTTAGCCATTAGGATTTACCACATTTCCATTTACGTAATGCAAGAGCCTTCCGTGTAGGCCGACCCTTGCTGTCTTTCATTGGACCTTTGACACCACCCATCCGTGCACAGAAAGACTTCTTACGCTTTCCACCACCAGGTTGTGGTGCCTTTAAATTGGAACCAGTTTCCCGGTTATACTTTTCACGACCAGCTTTAGTAAGACCACCAGATCGTGATTTATGTTTACCGATCTTCAGGCTAACGTTCTTGGCCATTACTTTTTTGTACCTTTTTTTGTTTCTTTCTTAGGTGGCCTTCCTTTCTGTGATCCGTAAGTTCCTTTACCTTGTGGCATTACCATACTCCAGGGATAATTTGACCAGTTAATGCATACGCTCCAAGCGCTGCCATCACACCTAGCATAGCTAGGCGACCGTTCAGTTTTTCTGCTTTGTCGTTGTGAGTCACAGTGTAGTTTTCGTCAGTGTACATGGTGGGTTCTGTAGCAAAAAGGTTTTGTTGTCCGCGATCGTTGGTGGTAACAGTCATTAGAATTCAATGTCAGAGTTTTGAAGTTTACGGATAACGTCATCCCTAAAAGCAGGATCACGATCATAACGTGGATCATTCATAGCTTGTACAAGTTCCTGTTGACTACGGAACTGAGCATCTTGCTGTGCAGCAGAACGCTTACCAGTCAAAAGTTGTCCATCATTACCAACAGCATCACTATACTTACCTGATAATGCTTGAACAGCAAAATAGATAGAGTTAGCATTACCGCTAGCCATTACAGAATCATACATCTCAACTTCTTCTTTAGACATGTTATCACCTGCCCAATTAAGCATTGATTTATATGCTTTTTCACCACCAACCATTTCAAATAGTTGACCAGCTTGCTCTTCAGTAAGTTGATCAGCAGAAGGTTCTTCTTCTAATACGTTTTCTTCTTCGGGGGTTTGCTCTTCTTGCTCCCCTTCTTCACCGGCTTCGGCTTCATCATTTGGTTCACCAAGTTTTTTTTGTAGTGAAAGGTAAGCTTGTTCTAATGATGACTGGTCCTTGAATTTACCAGCCAACAGCGGTTGCTCTGCACCCTCAAGAGACTCAGCAACCTGCAAAGAGTCTTGCTCATCAGCATTCATGTCTGGCTGATCAGCAGGTGTATCATTCATCGTAAGTGTTTCAGGCATATTATTGTGGTGGGGCTTGTTGTTGTTGCATAGCTGCTTCCTGTTGCATAGCTTGCATTTCAGCTTGCTCACGCTTCTGTTCAACAGCAGCCATCTGTGGTTGTTGTTGTTGTGCAGCCATTACTTGTTGTTGTTGCATAGCTTGTTGCTGTTCACTCTGTTGTTCTTCCATACTCTTCACAAGGTTAAGTACATCGATACCAGAGGCAGCTGCAAGACGTTTGATAACTTCATCAGTATTGATGAACTGACCAATAGCTTCAGGTCCAATAGTTTGTGCAATGATCTGCAGAAACTGACCAAGACTTTCACGATCTTGACCACGACCAAGGGCATTAATACCAGCAACAATAGTTGGCTTAACAATATCACCTTTAGGTAAACGTGGGATCTGTCCAGTTTTTTGTGCAACAGAAAGTTTGCGGTTAAGATAAGGTACAAGGAACTCAACAGTTAGTAGGGAGAATAGTCCCCCAAGTTGTTGTTCAAGCTCAAGTTGTGTCATCCGAACCTCTTCAGCTGTGGTGCGTTCTGAGTTCCTAACGTTCATGATTAGGAATGCATCGCTCAAACGTTGAGTCAAAGATCCAATCATTTGATAAGCTGTTTGGAAGTCAGCTGTTTTACCAACTTGCACCACACCAATATCATCAGGTCGTCCCTGGATGATAGCACCATTGCCTGCCTTAGCAAGCGTTGATGGTTTGGTTGTGCTGCTTGGTGAGACAGTAAATACTACTTTAGCAGCTGCTGCGCTGCCTTCAACGATGGCTTGTGACAGAGCTTCAAGTGACTTTAGATCACCAAGAAACTCTTCCACTCTACCACGTCCGTAGACCTCTCCGTCTACGTGGTTAAA